ATTAGCAACATTACGCATTGACCTTTGGTATACTATTACACTATTGTCATCACCAGTTACACTGATGTTTGCTTCGACTTCTCCATAACTATCACTTTGGTGTTTTACTGTATTATCATCACCGTCAATCTCAATATTAGTTTCTTTAAGTCCACCCCAATCCATATTACTATATGAATGACTTCCGTTACTTGGGTTTGAAAAGATGCTTTGTGCTTTATTGCGGTCACCAACAATATCAATATTGGTTATATTTTCATTAGTATTATTTTGTCCAGTTGCATGTGCTACGACAACTGTATTATCGTCACCAACTGTACTACTTGTTACAGTAGAATCATCACTTGCAATACCATCTGCCCAACCATGTGCGTTGCCGTTCATATCTGTACAATTTGAATCATTGTTGATAGCACAATACTGAAAGTAGTTGTCACTACCATCTTGAACCACAGTCATGGTAAGATCATCACCAACTTGGTTGATGTATATTTCATTAGCACTACTGACGTTGGATAATGTCAATAGTGTTACTGCCAACGCCAATGCGATAGTCAAGTACCGTGCCATCCTGTTGCTCCAAATTTAAAATGTAACCATATCCTTGGTTTAAATACAAATCTACAGTGTGTTGTAGTGATTTATCTATCCTTTGAAAGTGGTAGTTTGGGTCTTCGTCTTCTATTAATATGCGTGTTTTAGGATCATACCCAAAACCTTTGTCTCTAAAAAATTCTAAATTCTGTTTATCTAATTCCGACTTTAATTGATTTGCGAGTGCTAGGGCTAACTCATCAAGGATGTCATTCAAAAGTTCCTCAAGATAGAAGTCTGCGTCTTTTAAATCAGTGTTCCATATATCAGCAATACTATCCACAAGTTCATCAGTATCTAAAGCATCGAAGTCTAAGAAGTCTACTGAAAGAGCATCTGTATTTTCTATCGTTTCCCCTTCCATTGGGGGTGCTTCATCGTATGGCGTCCTCTCTCTCAAAATAAGAAGACTTGTAATATCCCTCTCACTTAGATCAAGTATTCTAGGCGGTAATGGTTTATTAAAAGAACTCTTAACCATCGTAGCTTGAAATGCTTGGTTCATTATTACGTAACCCACATCAGTCTCTACAGATATTTCGCCAGTTACACAGTTTCCCCCAACATCACAACTTGGAAGTAATGTAACCATAGTCTTGCCTGATTCATCAACAACCATAATAAAGTCTGTACCTCTAACACCAATCGTCGCTGCTGGTGTTTTAATACTTACGTTTCGTCTGTTTCTTTTAGCTATCTGACCACTGGCATACCTAACCGTACCCAAAGTAGTCCTAAGACTTAAAGCACCTTTACCAGCACTAGGGTCATAGACAAAATCGTCAATCAATAGACGTGTATGTGCCTTGAGGTCAACAAGCGTCTCATCAACAAAGCTGATCCGCATACTTCCCCTTTCGGTTATGGCTGTGTCCATAGATTGAACGCCCACGCCTTTACCACCATTAATGACGTCATCGTCTCTTTCGAGAACACCAGAGCCATTAAATTTATCTATCTTACCTGCATCGCCATATATTAAGGTAGGCGTCATGATTAATACAATCACCAATACAGTCTGTTTGATAAATTGCAATTGCATTAATCACTCTGCGTAATATCGACATCGTGTGAGTCTCCATTAAATGTAGCTACGACTTTATTATCATTAACTCCTGATTGAGTTATGTCGTATGTACTACCACCACCAGTAATTCCAAGAGTAATTACGTTACCATGTGTAGCCGCGCTGTTAGCACTATCAATAGTAACTGCAACACCCTCATCACTATCAGCACTTGTAGTTGCCAAACTTGTTGAGTTGTTTAATGTTACGGTAATGGCTGATTTTTGTCCATCAACAGTTGTATCAATGATGTTGTTGTCACCAGTCACTGTAAATGCAATTGTACTGTCTTCAGCATCATCAGCACTACCTATAGAGAACGTGTAATCGTTTTCATCCCCTGTTGTGGTAATATTCAAAGTTACATCATCACAATTTGCTCCACCAGTACCGTCACAATTTAAGTCTACTACGTTGTAGTTACCAGTAAATACCCAAGTACCTGTGTAAAAGTCGCCGTTAATAGTAGCCGCAATATCATTGTTGTTTCCTGTTTGGGTGATGGAAAATTCCATAGTATCACCAGTTAGAGCAACGCCAGTTGTGGCATCACCAAATTCGTTGTCTGTTCCGTCTTGTACAATGTCCAAGTCTAAAGTATCACCAGATTGTGTGATGTATATATCGTTTGCTAAAACACTTGTTGTCATAATGAAAATGGACGAAACCGCGTATATGAGTTTCTTAATAAACATTAATTTGCTTCTTTCTTTTTAAATTTCCATAAGTCTTTGTCTATACCTTCGTATACTAATTCTATAATCCCCTGTTCAATCGCCGCCCTTACGGCATAGTTTACAGGTTCATTCACTGAATACCCATTCTCAATTTCCAAAGATTTAGTGCCTAAGTCTAAAAACTTAAAGACGTCAGCCCCAGATCGATAACTCGCCACTGTCTTTTCAGTAGCAATACTAATTAACACTTTACCAGAAGATACGCTTACTAGACGCATGACAACAGTTACTGTGTCTATTCTATATTCTGTTGAAGCACCTAATCCCATAAATCTAACACCAACACCACCAACGGCTGTGTTACTGTCATAACCAACAATACCACCTTCTAAAATTAACCCTGCAAATATTAGAGGTTTTAAAGGCTCTGCTTCTTCATCATTTTTATCTTTATATATTTCTCGTGTGTTTCTAATTAACTGTCTTTCTTTAATCAAGTTGTCCATGCCAACACGCTCAACTACGTTAAACCAACCTCTATTACCCACATCTTGCAATGCTTGTATTACCCATGCCGCACTACCCTGAGTAACCGCACTAGATAAGTTGGCAACACCATCGCCAGGTTTTCTTTGCCCAGTCATGTCGTTAAAGTTGTATAAAGCAATTGGTATCAGTTCGCCATCTAAGGCTGGAACTGCTTCTAACCTACCTTGAATAGGACTAGGTTGATTGATAGGTGATTTGTTTATTTGACTTAAAACTTCAAGACTTTTTTCTGTCGCACAGCCAGAAAGTATTAATAGTAAACATGTTGTGAAAACAAACTTCATAAGCCTAACCCCCACATCCATATAGGTATAACTACTACGTGCAAGCCCACACATAAAGCTACCATAAGCCATACTATTTTCATATTTCCTCTATCACCGTGCATCAGAAGTTAAACTCCCCTAATCCTGGGATTGTTATTTCAGTAAGGCTACCATCTTCTTCTGTGATCGTTAGAGTAATAGAACCTGTTGTAGTATCCTTTTCCCATGCAATTGTACTACCTTCAATTTCAGCCGTTCCGCTATTTGGACATGTTTCACTTGTGCAGTCTGCAAACATTGAGTCTACTAGTTGTTTTGAAATTGTTGCGTATATTCTTGATTCAACATTCTTCAAGAACTTATTTAACGTAGAGTTTTCTAATTCACGCTCAATACGTCTTTCTTCCGCTTCTGCGGCTTCTTTGATTTCTTTTTTTCTGTTGAATGTAAGTTGTTCTATACTGAGAATGTGTGTTGAATAGCCTTGTCCGTTAAATGAGGGACTCTTGAAGCCCCACTGCATCGGACTTGCCAGTGCTGTGTTAGTTATCAGTAGTAGCGTTGTCGCTAGTATTATCTTCTTCATCATCTGCCCTGCCTGTTGAGTTGAAACTCTTTCTTTCAGACTTGAACTCATTAACTAATCTATGCAATTCATCCTCACGTTGAGGGTTTAGTTTAGCTCTGTATTCAAGTACCATTGAAAGCTTGCTGTTTAACCTTATCATATCATTATCAAGCATACGGACACGATCAACCAATTTGATTAACGTGAACATGGCGTCACCGATAACAGGTTCAATAGTCTCTGTCACCCATCGCCAGATGAAGTAAATGAAATAGCCCATGCCTATCGCCGCCACTATAGGAAAACCATAGTCACTTATTGCTTGGGCTAAATCGAACTGGGCTATTTCCAATCCTACTTCCTCTACTTTATCTATCTCTCACGGCTCCTTCAGCCTCAGAAATCTTCACTAACCATCCGCTTTCGTTTACACGAAAAACATCACCTGGTTTGTAAAGCCAATAATCTTTTTCAGTGCCATCTTTTTTGACACCCATTACTTCACCTTCCCACTCGCCTTCGACTTTAAAGTTGTGACCAGATTGATTTATATTGTAATCCATCCAAAACATCACTTAACCTCATCAATCAAATCTTGCAAAGGGTTTCCGATATGCTCAAAGTAGCCATTAGCGCCTACTCTAAACTCATCACCAATTTTTAATTCCACATCATCAATAACGAAAAACTTATCGTCTGTGTTCTTTCCATTGAGAATACGAAATCCATTACTAAACTTAGATAGTACCAAATTTTTCCATAACATTAGTCTCTCCTTGCATCGTCCTTGCCTTCGTTAGCCGCAATACGATCAATATTAGGTTTGACGTTTAAAGCATAACTAAGAAGTGCATCAATTTTCACCAAATCATTATTCATAGTCTGAACTCTATTGTCCAAACCAGTCATAATGTTCTTCAAAGAAGTTACGGAATCTGAAACACTTGCTAAGATGAATTTAAGTGTTATGAAAACAAACACTCCAGCCGCAATTGCACCTGCAATTGGAAAGCCTACATCACCTACTAGTGTCAAAAAGTCCATTTCGATCTCCTTCGATTACTATTTATAATAAATAAGACTGAGTAATAATTCAGAAAATAGAATACAAAGGAAATAGGTTATGTATGAGTATAGAGCGCAAATTGTAAAGGTTGTTGATGGGGATACCGTTGATTGTGACATCGAATTAGGTTTTGGTGTTGTTTTAGCAGACGAACGTGTACGCATTATGGGAATTGACACTCCTGAGTCACGTACTAGTGATAAAGTAGAGAAAGTATTTGGTTTAGCCGCTAAAAAGAGACTTAAAGAGTTACTTGGTAAAGAATGTATTCTCAAAACACAAATCGCAAAGAATGGTGAAGACATGAAGGGTAAGTTTGGTCGTATCCTTGGAGACTTTATCATGGAAGATGATCGTATGGTCACAGAAGTAATGGCTGATGAGGGGCATTGTGTTCCTTATTATGGTGGTTCAAAAGATGAAACCCAATCGGCACATCTAGCAAACAGAAAAAGATTATTGAGTGAAGGCGTTGTCAATAAAGCAGATTATGATAAAGCCGTATCAATTATGGAGAAAAAGAATGGATAATTTTACGTTAGAAGAACTCAATGCAATGGTAGTCGAAGCAGGTGAAAGCCAAACTATTGTAGAAGCTAATTGGATAGGTCTTAATGCATCTAATGAAGGTGTGTATTATGCTACTGATACTGATGGAGATGCAGGTCACATTTACATCAACATACGTGATGGAGAATATGTTATTAACGTAGCTTCTTTGGTTACTGCCAACGATGTAATTCATGATTACATACCAGCAGATACAGCACCAGAGGATACTGAATAATTTAAGTGTTGACAACTTTTTCGTGATTCGCTATACAGTAAGAGTAGAAAGAATCAAACGAAAGAGAAATCAAATGCTTTATCAGATTTATCAAATACAATATTCAGACCAAGACATCGCAGATGTTAATGCAGATATACCTAATGCTAAGTTTACAGCTAAGCGTAACTTGCAGTTTGACTTTAGTGGTATCGGCATCAAAACTCTTGCTTCTGAAGCCTTCGATGACGGTCACTACACTCACGTTGCTAATATTACTGCCAACGATCTTGAGCATGTGTTTCACATCAGCAACCTTTGCATCGAAGAAAACATTGAGCGTTTAGGTCAAAAGTCTTCTTTGTCTGTTGGCGACATCATTGTTGATGGCAACGGCATCGTGTGGGTATGTGCTAATTTTGGCTTCGAAGAAATAAAAGAGCTTGACAGCGTAGCCGCCTAGTGCTACAAAAGCGAGTAATAAGAATCAGAGAGGATTCGAAATGATTTATAAACACACTGCCGTAGTTGCCAAAACAAAAAGTGCTGAGACATACGCCATGGGGCGGTCAGATGTTCTTGACGGTAAGCCACCTGAGTGGGGTGGCTACTATGTGTGGGTACGTAAGGGTAATTACATGGCTCACGTCAAAGGTGGCATTGGCTACACATGGCGGTACGTCAAGAAAGACTTGTCTTATAACGAAGCTGTTACTTTGTTTAACAAGCGTGTTAAGTTTAAAGCCTTCGAACAAAACGAAGCATACGGATAAAATAGGGGGTTGACAGCCCCCTTTTTTGATTCTATAACGTATATGTAATCAGTCTTGAAAGGACGAAATCATGTTTGAAGTTGGTATGGGATTTATCCGCAACTACGCAAAATACACTGCCAAAGGTGAGATCACTTCGATCCACGACGATGCAGATGGCGTAACACTCGTGACTGTAATGTTCGATGACGGTGCAATGAAAAATTACACTGAGGACTGCGTTATCGCAAACCTTGGCAAACGTATTATAGTAACAGAAGAGGTTATCTGGTAATGATAAACGCGGGAAAAAACGAAGCCGAAGCTAAAGCAAATGCTCTACAGGCATCTATAGATAACAAGGGACAGTACGTGACCCTTTATTCTTGTTTTGGTATATTCATGAAGATTTCTAAGTCGCTTCACGTTTTCGATCCTAGCGACAGTCTATTTGGCGTTTATTGGTTAAACGGTAAAGAGAAACCTTTTACTCTAGCTCAGCAAATAAAAGATGAACAATCAACTCCTAGTATGCTTTAGGGGTTGACAACATCAGAATGATTCTCTATAAAGTAAGAGTAAGTTAAAAAAGAAAGAGAGCCAATGCTAGTTCAAACAACAATGACCGAAAACAACAAAATGTGTTACAGCTTTGAATCGCGTGGTACTAAGTATGAAGTTGTTGATGATCGTGATGGTTTCTATGCTGTTTGGTCTAAGCGTAATACGCTAACAAATACTAATTTAGTTCTTATGACTTTGAAAGAAATGAAAGCTCGTTCAAAGGCTCTTAATAATCTCGCAACTCTTATAGAAATGGCTTGACACTAGTTAATAGATTCGCTATAAAGTAAGAGTAAACAGAATCACTTGAAAGGGTTCCCAATGAAACCAGAATTTATCAGTCTACAGTCTCTCTATTGGATGGTCTTTGACCAAGCATCAGATTTGATGGCAGTAGCAGAAGGTCTGGAACCAACATCAGCTTTGAAGCAGTGTGCTTTTGATAATGGTATTGCTGAGGGTTCTGAAATGGGTGCTTTCATCAAGTGGGCGCACGACGTCATCGACGGAAAAATTTAATAGGAATAGGCACATCCCAAGACAATGACGTTGCCTACCAATCGGCAGAGCTAAGACTCGGATTAACAATGGGTGTCACAAGAGCCTGATCGAAGCATCAGGGAGAAGGGGAGAGTTTCGGCTCTCCCCTTTTTTATTTACTTTTTCTTCAACGCATCTGCGCCAAAGAACGCCGCTACTAAGGCTGAAATAGCTACAAAATACGTGGGTGCGATATCACCTACAATATTTGCCGCTTCATCCATACCTAAGTATGATGTCAGTACGATTGCGAATGGATATAGTAACATTCCCATCAAAGCAAACCATGTCATCTTTCTCATGGCATCTCTTTGTGAGTCCTGATCTTCAAGTGCTTTTCTTTTAAATTCTAGGTGCATCGACATCTCTTCTTTAGAGATGTGACCATCACCATTGACGTCCATGCCTTCTACAGCATCTGAGTCGATTGTTTTTTTGTCTGCCATTTCTAGCTCCTATCATAAAGTTTCCATAGCAAATATATCAAATACAAATGTATTTAGGTTATAAATAAGGTTAAGCCTAGTCAAATTAGCAAAGGAGATGAACATGGCGATTAAAGTAAACACAACGGAAGTGATCACTAACGCATTAGAATTACAAAACATCGCAACGATGGACACTGTAACTCAAACCACAGTTATTGATTTTATTAAAGCCGTTGACCACAAACTAATCATACGAGATTCTGCTGGAAACGAAACATTTAGAATTTATGGATTGCCCGCGTAATGGCTGGTTGGATATTACAAGGTGATTTAACTGGAGCAGGTGTTGGTCTTGACATGCCAAACCCAGCCTTTGATCCCTATGAAGGTCAGGTTCTACAAAGAATTGCTTATCTATATTCTCTTAATACCACTGTAAACATTAACGTTGTTTCTACAGGCGGCAATTTAGCTAGTATTACTGACAATCGTATGATAGCTGGTGCTATGGAAACACGTACAGCCGCAGATGGTGGTTTTGCGTCTTCTGCAAACACGCCTAACATATCATCAATCTTAGGTGGTACTTATGACAGAATTAACACAACAGAAAGTGCTTCACCACCTGCATTACCTACTGATACTAACCTACACCGATTCCCAATTCTTATGACCCCAACTGCTGGCGATCTGCAATCCATGGATTTGGCAGACTGTGTTGAATACTTCATCCAACCAGCAATTGCGCTTATTACAAGTGGAACCGTATCAGCCGCTGCTGGTGGAGCTTATCACATATCTACATCAAATAGTGTATCTGGCTCGACTTTAGTATCATCAACTCCTGTGTTTGTTGACACAAGAGCAAATGCTTCCCTCTACACTTCTGGTGGAATAGGTGAAACTTTAGACCAACCTACAACTGTGAATAACTATTACGTACATAAAATTACACCAGCAGCTAACACGCCTAGCTTTATGCCAGTATATTGGGATTATACAAATGGCGATATAAGAGAAATGCCTCTATCTATGTTTGATGATATATTCGGACCCATGATACAAAACATGGCAGTTAATGGAAGTGGCATTGCAGGTTTTAATACAAAAATAACATATAACGTAAATGGTTCTGGTAATACAATGGGTACTGTGATGGCTGACACGAGATTGTCTGGTTCGTCAGCTTCTGGATATACTCAAAGATTTGTAAGTTCATCTGATTATCGTACACAAGAGTTTCCAAATGGTACTCCAACAACGAACCAATCTCACACATTAAGAACTACAGTAACAGCAACTTAAGGAATATATTATGGCAGAATTTAGCGGTAGCATCAATACGGCATATTACATAAATGAAGATTACAGTTTAATCGAAGTTGTGTACACCAATCCTAACGGTGAAAAAATCAATTACATGGTCGAAGTGGGTGATAATGGAGATTACCAAGCTTTAGTTGAAGAAGGCTATGACCTTGAAAAACTTTTAGATGGAACTTCTGAATACAAAAGAGTACACGCAAAACAGTTTGGCGAAATGGTTAATGCAGAAGCACAAGCATTGGCAGAAGAAATGTTGGGAATGCGTTTTCTTATGGAGCGCAAACAAATTCTTGAAAAGCAAACTGCTGAGCTAGACCAAGCGACACAAGATAAAGAAAATCAATTATTAAGTCTTGACCAAGACGTTAAAGTCAAAACAAACAAAGTTGATCATGCAGTGTATGACTTTATTCGTGATAATAACGAAAGTAAAGAAGAACTGTTTAAGTTTAAGCTTTGGGCATTAGAACAAGACTTGGTTAAAGAAGCCGACAAATCAATCAAGTCTTCTATACGTAAGTCAACTCGTATCACATCAGCAATGGCGATTTACAACGATCTTTTATAGAAAACTTGTGGGTCTACCATCTCGAATAGGGTTAAGACAAGTTATGATAAAATCAACTTCTTTTTTGTTTAATCCTGTTTCTAAAAGTTTTGTCGTAAATTCTGGTACTATATCTTTGTAAGTTGTTTCATAATTTTTCTTGGCTAACTCTACATCTCTCTGATTATTTGAATATGGTACACTACCTGTCATACAAGTATATATTACACAGGCATACGCAAAATAATCATCTGTGTAGTGTACGTTAGCTAGTAAACTTTCGTATGGTCTATTTTCATGCTTACGTGATCCCAACAAAGGTTTGAGAACTACATCAAAAGGTACTGAGCAATCAAAATCAAAAAATCTAAACTTACCTTTGTTATAAGCTATGTTTTTAAGAGTATAGTCTAATAAAATATAATTACTGCTATGAACAATATCAAATAATTCTTTAGTGTATTTTGTGAATTTTCTTATAAGTTCTTTAGTTGGTGTGATATGAACACAGTCGAGTGGTTCGCCTTCAACCCATTCTTTTATAAGTCTACCATTGTTATAATCTATTATTTCTGGCAAAGACTCGTGGTTGATATGTAAAAGGGCTGTGTATTCGTGATAAGCTTGGTCTTTGTAACAATAAGTTACACCATCTTTTTCAACACGAAACACATTACGTCCTAGCGCAGAGCCAACACGCAGGTGTTCATCAAATATGACTTCATAACCTGTTAACACGCTTGCTCCTAAATACAGGTATATTTATAATGAAAGAGTCGACGATGAAATGTATGGTTCCCGAAACAGGGATTACGATTAATCCTATTGGTGAAATGGTTATATGTTGTGCAGGTGACAACGTAGCGCTTTCACACATCAAAGATGTAGACAACCTCACTGAGTTCTTTAATGGTGAAGTCTATGAGAAGCTTCGCTCTGACTTCAAAGAAAAGTCGTTTCCAAAACAATGTGATGTATGTTGGAGACATTGGGATGCAGGTCGAATTGCTAGGTTTGATTCATACAACAGATTTAACTTCCCTACATATAAAGAAGATTTAGCATCTGATGTTATTCCTATTAGGTTTCTTGAAATTACTACAAGCAACATATGCAATCAAATGTGTGTATCTTGTTCTGGCAAATATTCTTCTAAGTGGTCACCATATGAAAAGATGGCAGTTGAGTCTGGACTGAAATGGCGTAATGAGAACCATAAGTTCCATACTGAAATGTATAAAATGACTAAGGCTGATGTTGATAAAGTTCTTGGCATAGTTCCTAATCTACAACATCTAACTATCAAGGGTGGCGAACCTTTCGCTGATCCCAACAACATCAAGATATTAAAGAAGTTGGCTGAGACTAATCCTAGCTGTAGGGTAGAGATATGCACGAACATGCAACTCGTGACTAATACTGTTATTGAAATATTACATCAGATAGATGAAGTACATATTCAAGCAAGTATTGATGGCGTACACGAAATGTACGATTGGATACGCGGTGGTAACTTTAAGAAAACAGTAAACAACATTAAGAGATACCACGAACACTCTGGTCGTAAAGTTGTTATCGTATCAACAGTATCTGTATATAATTGGATGCATTTACCAGAACTTATTGAATATTGGAAAGATATTGATGGTGTGGATAGAATTAGTATGGCGAACCTTGTTACATTCCCTAAATACTGTAGCCCATGTTACCTAGACGAACACCACATAGAAGAAGGCAGAGACAAGCTATTTAATTACTTAAAGGATTGGGATAAAAAGTCAGACACTTATTATACAACAGATAACCTACACTTATCTGGCATGAATAACGTGTTGAGCGTGGCACAGGGTGATGACGATATTAAACTAATACAAGAACGAATGATACAATGGATTGACTTTTGTTTAGTCGCTCGTGAAAACAATGAAGATATATATGAGTTAGCACCATACTTAGAGGATTATAGATGAAGTACGTTGATATAATTAATAAACACCGCAGAGAAGAAGAAACTTTCACGAAGGCAGAAAGAAATGTGAGTTGTTGGGCGGCTTTTCAGACCATCCACATCAATAAAAAAGGTGAGCTTAAAATATGTCCTTTTATTGCAAGATCGGAAAGAGAATACGAAGACACAACGCCATTTGAATTAGATAAAAACAAATATAGAGCTAGATGGGAACCTGGAAAAAGTCTTAGGGATATTTGGCAGAATGACATAGGCTTTGAAGAAGTGCGTGATGCTTCTTTGTCTGGTGACTTACATGATTGGTGTAGATACTGTAAAGAGCAATGCGATAAAGATAAACCACCTAGTAGCTTAGACTTTGATTGGGTTGGTGGTGATAGAGATTTAAATCATGCGGTTCCAAAAGAAATTGAGCTTGAGCTATCAAACACCTGCAACTATAAATGTAAATTCTGTAGTCCTTACCACTCATCTCAGCACATGTTGGATATGGGTAAAAATATGCCTAGACTTCTAAAAGAACAAGTACAATCTACTTTAGGTCGCAAGATACCAGAAGGCTTAGAGTTTCCAGAATATAAGGCATTTATGGATGACATAAACCCTCACATTATGGGCAGATTCGAAAGTATATACGATGATCCAGAAGTGGCTGATGCGTTTATTGAATCACTAAGAGACATCATACATGAAGTAGACAAACTTAATTTTACTGGTGGTGAACCGTTCGCGCAAGCAATAGTTCATAAAATAATAAAAATGGTGGAAGAAGAAAATCCTAAGAATTTAAAGATACAAATAACAACGAATGGCAGTATTCTAAATGGTTACGCAAGGAAACTCGCGCAAAGACCAAACACAACATTCACAGTATCGTTAGATTCTATCGACCCAGAAATATACAAAGACTTGAGAAGAAACGGTGACTTAAGTAAAGTTTTAAAACACATAGAAGAATTGCAAGCTTACGGTGTAGCAAACGTTGGGTGTTCTTTTGTTGTTAGTAAAGATAACGTTTATACCTTACCAGATATTCTATCCTTTTGTAATTCAAAACTATTAACCTTTTCTTATCATATACTATCACCAATGGGTGGAACATCAACGCCCAAAGACATAGAACCTTGGGCTGTCGAAGCAGAAACTAAAGAGTATCTATCTGATCTGAGAGAATTTTTACTTAACGCAGACATAACACCTTGCGAAGACAAAAATATAGGTAGGAGAAATGCAAGAATGTATCATCAATACATTGAGAGATTAAAATGAGCAAATGTAGATGGCCTGATCACGCTGTAGTTATTGACCCACAAGGTTACTTGAAGCCATGTTGCATGATTTCCAATACAGAGCTATTTCGAAATATAAAGACGGATAAAAGCGATTATCACGTAAGCACTAATAATGAAATTGATGAATTTCCGTACTCAGATTTTAATATGAGCATACGTAAATCACTTGAGAAAAATGGCATTGAAGGTACAGATGCTTGTCGTAACTGTGCTGAAAGAATTCGGCAAGGAGATAACACTCATGCTGATGTATTTGAATGGCTTAATCCAGAGCATGTGAAATATGAAACTGGCACAGTAAGCTACTTAGAGTTCACAACAAGCAATACGTGCAACCAAACATGTGTTATGTGTTCAAGCTACTTTAGTAGTAAGTGGGCTACAATAGATCATTTGTTTGGCAACCATAAACAACCTGATATGCGCCTAAGCGATAGTGACGTTGAAAAGATTATAGAGTTGTTACCTAACCTTCATGTATTGCACATCAAAGGTGGGGAACCATTTGCCGATATGCGTAACGCAAAGATTTTAGAAAGGCTTGCAGAAGTAAATCCAGAATGTACTGTTTGGTTCACATCAAATTGTTCTTTGATTTCAAAACGTTTTATGGACGTACTTAAGAAATTTAAAAAGATAGAAATGGTTGCAAGTTTAGATCACATTGGTAGAAAATATGAATGGATAAGAGGTACATCTTTCACAAAAACTCTTGATATGATTGAAAGATTGCACGGTGAAGTAGGTGTTGTGCCAAAGGTAATACCTACAATATCCTATTTTAATATATTAGATGTAAATGAAATAAATGATTTCTATTCTAATTTACCAACTGTTAAGATCGGAAAGAACGGTTTAAAGAGTTATAATCTTCTATTCCACCCACACGAAATGAATTATTTAAATACTAGAACACAAGATGAGTTGGACACAGTGGGCTTTGGGTTGGTATCAGAATTTAACCAAAAACTATATGATGAGCTTTACAGAAAAATAAACATAATGAATAAAGTGAGAGGGTTTGAATGGCAGACAATATAATATTCGTAAAGCACGGCGATAAGTATAGTGCTGAACATGTAAATAGATTGAGGGATAAATTAAAAGAGTTTTTTCCCACGACACAGTATTTTTGCTACACAGAAGATAGAATCGGTGTTGAAGTAGAAGTCATTCCCTGTTTTAAGAAACCTAGTTTAAGGTTTTGGTGGAATAAACTAGCAATGTTTAGCGCAGACTTTCCAGTAAAAGGTAAGTGTCTATTCTTTGATCTTGACATGGATATTAAAGAAGACCCAAGTTCCTTTTTAAAGTGGGATGGTTTGACTATACTCAAAGACTATTGGAAAGACGATCTCTACATGGCTCCACATGCTTATGATGTTCATATAAATAGTTCAGTAATCACATGGACTGCTGGTGAGCAAACCCACATATGGGATCACTTTATGTCTAATAAAGATTACTTCATGCGTAAGTATAAAGGCATCGACAGATTTTTAGTCCACGAAGGATTGGAGTTTAATACTTTCGATCATGGGCTTGTGAACAGCGTTGCTAATGAATATAGAGATGCACCAATTGATATGTATAATGGAATGAAATATGAGCTACCTAGAAACAATTTATGAAAATGCACTTCGAACACTAGGTGACATTTACAACGAATCTAAGTATAATAAAGACATAGATTTATACAGAAGCTATGATATTATTAACTCTGTCAATGATGCACAGATAAAAGGCAAGCAATGGCTTGTTGATACCCTAGTACCTTTCCTTACTGATGATCAGTTTAAATGGTGTCCACTACAGGATATTATTATTCTTGGCAGTTGGTATGGTTTGAATGGTATGCTACTTCGCCAAAAGATAGACAAGAAAATAAATATTTGGAATGTTGACTCAGACCCAATGTGTGAGCGTTATGGAGATATACTAAAATATGGTAATGATGACTATAAAAATAATCATTCAATTACTGACGATGCTTTAGACTATTTCTTTACTAGGGCTGATGCGTATCAACTTATTATCAATACAAGTTGTGAGCATATGGAACCAGATGATATACGTTTAATCCTTGGCGCTAAGACAAGAGAGACTATGATTTGTTTTCAAAGCAATAATTATCATTCTATCCAAAGTCACATTAATACGCAAAATAGTTTAGATGAGTTTGTCGAGTCATTAGACTTGGCTGTTGTTATGTGGAAAGGTGAAATGCAAGTTAATGAAGAATGCACACGTTATATGGTTATAGGCGTATGAAGAGAGTTATATTTACAACCTACGATGATATTGAAAAAGAACAAGATCAGTGGAGTGCAAACTATTTTGCTACTGAGTCTGTCAACGAATACTTTGATAGGTTAATTTCAAACAAAGAAGAATACGCTAATAGTTTGATTAATGTCGAGTTTAAATTTTATCATAACACAATGAAAGACTTTGATGTTAATCTTGATTTAGAGTTCACAACGGCTAACATATATAAACACCATATTATGGCAGAGTTAGCTGAAGAATACGATGAAGTAATGTACGTAGATATGGACGTTATTTTTAATACAGAAAAGAATGTGTTTGACGAATTAGATTTGAGCAAAGGTATTCACATTCAAGTACAAACCGACGAAGTAACATGCAAAGACATTGAAGGCGTTAAGTTCGAGAATATAGGAAACCGTTCTCCAACGTTAAAGTACCATATCACAAAAGACCTTTTGGGTGGTGGTGGAAATCACGTAATGAATACTGGTATAATGATTGCTAAGTCTGAACATATTAAGCAGATTAAGCTTATCGAACGTCTACCTAGTATTATGGAAAGAATAAACACCATGCGTTTGCTTGGGGTAGATTCGGACGAATATAAATTTCTTAGAATGTATTACTACCCAAACAATGAAAGCGTTTTCTCATATATTATGGAAAGTACAGATATTCCGTATGAGATTATGGACGAAAGATGGCATAAGATTATCAAAGAGAAGCCACAGCCATTGGATTGGGATAATATCGAAATTGCACATTTCGTTAATAAGAAGTTCAGCACGTTTTTTCAAGACAAGACAAAGCTAATATATTCTATTTACATCGAAATACCTGATGAACGTCTCGACAACCCAAGAGGACCTAAAGACGATCCTGTCAACAAGAGTAAGCGAACTAAAGAGAGGTTAGCTGAATATAAAGACAAGTTATACGATAACCATCTTGAATATGCACACGCCCAAAGAGCAACTTACATTCACTTTGGTAGAGATAATAGATATGAAGAGTTTCGTGCTAGGTTCCCACAGCTATCAGAATACGATGTAATTAATCTATATAAGGTGCATCTTTTAGATTATATGACGCATTGGTATGATCTAGTATTGTACGTGGACTTAGATGTTTGGTTTGATAAATTTGAAGTAAATGTTTTTGATTGGATCAAGGCTGAGCATTGTTTATGTTGTGATGCTACTAATGCAGAAAACTCTGGCGTAAAGCTTTGGGATGCTTTGTATCTTAAAAACTACGACAAAGACTTTAGATCACCAGAAGCTAAGTATTGGAATTGCCATGCCATGTTATCTGAAGAAGATGTTGAACCCGATAATTATGTTTTCAATACGGGCATCATGATGGCAAGCAGAAAGGTGATGGAAAAACTAGACTACTTTTCTGACATAGATGACGTATTAACTATGATGGAAGAGCTTAAAGAAGACTCAATCTACCCACCACAAGTCCAAGAATCGTTTGGCTACGACAATGAGACAATTATGTCATATAAAGTTACAATGAATGGCGTGTCTGTTGAAAGACTATGCGAAACGTGGCATCTCAAACACATGAGTGAGAGGATTGAGGCTTTTACCAAAGGTACAAGAGAACATGACATAAGTAAGTATGAACTCAAAGCAAGAATACTTGAGAACAATACTGTGATGGTTCATATGATTTCTAAGAACTTTGGATTACTGGTCGAGTGAGTGGACTCCAAGGGGTATAATGTCCCTTTATACTATTATTATAATCAGCATCTTTCTTCATAAGATGTAATGTTAGACCTATCTTGGAACCTTCAAACCCAGTTGGCGCATGTAAAACTGACGTATCCTGTACGATTGCGTGGCAGTGTTCCCATGGGAATATGTTCTCTATACTTAAACCATCGTACACAGATAAAGGAATATGCTTAGGCATTATCTCTTTTAATTTATACACGTCTCTATTGCTAATATCAATATCATCTACGCCATAATATGAGTAATTTGTATTCTTAATCACGTTATGGTAGTTGGCAAAAGAAGCTATGTCTCTTCCATTCATAAACATAGTTGCGTGTCCACGATACCTTTGGTTAAATGTTACGTAAGTACCACCACCATTAATTTCTAGGGGTATGATAATATCTTTGTAAGGTCTATAACCATCTAAATGAGTAACCGCATCAGTATGAAGTCCATAAGGTTTTACTGCTTTGAACATTTGATCACCAACGCTCATAGGATCATCACCAGCTATATCTGAATAAAATATTGTATCATCACCAAACTCTTCATATATTTTTGGTCTGATAATGTCTGATATTTCTTTGATAAGCATTGGATATACTATTCTATAAATGTGTTCATTAATTATCTCACCGTTTGCATCAAAGTGATAATCCCAAGCGCATAGTAGTTGTTCTCTTTCTGCATCTGTTATGAAATCATGAATTACATAAGAAGGTTCATTTTGATCTTTGAACATCTTAACGTTTGGGTTGTGTATAATGTCCATAGTCCTAAGTTCTTCATCAGAGAAAGGTCTATCAGTTCTGTATATATTCATTCGGTATTGCCTCTATTACTTCTTGCCAAGTTTCTCTCATTACAAATTTCATTTGCAACCTTTCATATGGTACTGGGTCAACCCAATGTCTTATATCACCATTGTTGATTACCATAGCTTCGTAAGGTACGTCACCTACACCTTCTATACCTATAACAGGTGTTTGCTCCAGTAAGTTAATTTGTATAGACGTAACGTGATCCTCATCATAATGTATAGGTATATCATTATTAGTCTCCAACCAATAAAACCGTGGTCTATTATCAAACTGTTGGATATTTAAAGCCTCTGCAACCTCATTTATGTTGGGGTCTTCGCCTTGTTGTGGGTAAGTCTGCCACCACTTATCTACTTGGTCAAACTGTTTCCATTGATACCAACGTCCGTTGTTTCGCCATGTTTCTGCTACTTCTCTAAAACGTGGCTTGTCTATTTTGAAGTTAAGATGTTTTAAATTCATACTCAGTCAGTCCATTAAAAATTTCTATAGCTTCATCAATTGGTTCTTGAAATGATATGTTGATACTATACCGAATATGTTCATTATTAAAAACAGCATGTCTAGCCTGAGTGTTTAACAGCATCACACCGTCAAAACCAGCAGCATCTTCAAAAGAACAAGGTGCATAATTATCAGATAGTGGGTAGCTTAGCGCAGTGTTTCGTTTACCATCTACATGCCAATCCATAACATCGTTAGGTTCTAGCTTTATCAAAGCTACATTACGATCTGCAAACGTCAATCCTGTTTGGAAATAATACATACCCATACGATTACCTGATACGGTAGACTGGTATGGTGTCCATTCTTTAACGTTCTCTGATATGGTTAGAAAGGCTTTGTGTTGTTCATCAGATAAAAAACGTGGCAATTCATAATAATTCATTTGTAAAATCCTTTAAATATTCTAAATATTTCTTGATGGCCTCTTGCGTTAGGGTGTCTATCTCGTTTACTAATCATACAATCTCCTTGAAGCAATTCTTCAAAACAAGTGCCACCATACTGCCAATGAAAAGGCCAACCAAATATATTTACATTATGCTTTCTCTTTCTTTTATGTATTGCATTAAAATAATCAGAGTTTAACATATCATAAACGTCTTGGTTTTCCATCAATGGGTTTATCATCTGAAACACGACAAGTTCTATATTTTTGTAGGCGCATAAATCTATTAGTATATATAATTGAAATAGAGTTTCTTCTATGAGGGCTTTCTTAGTTTTATCATCAAAAGGCATAATCTCAAAGTAATTGTTGTGTCTATCTACCCATTTTTGATAACTAGCTTTTTGTTCTTCAGATACATCATCGTCCCAGACAACAGCTTTATGTGTATTTGGGTTAAAACGATTATCACCAGGGGTAGAAAACCTATACCACTGAGATAAAGCTATAATACATCTTTCAGTGTTGTGAGTGTATATTTCTTTTATTGCTTTTTTTATTATTTCTACGTTACCAAGGGCGTCTCCGTACACATTAACAATATCCCAATCGTAATAATCTTGTAGTAACTCATCCCACTTTGGGTATGATGTGTCATAGCTAGGGTGCATTCTTGGGAAGTAATTTCTATTAGACCAACTACAGCCAGACAATATTGTTTTCATAACATAGTACCAACAATATGAGTTCGAGTTGATGTGGAAGCGTTGACAAATGTATGGAGGTTTGTTGTGTCTACTTCATAAACACTACCATCTGCTGGTAATCTAAAAACTTCATCATTCATAACAAAGAAGTTATTATCGTTAGTTTCGATTGGTATGTGTACTCTTTTAGTAAAGTCTTTGTGGTAGGTGTAACACGTTTTGCCATTTAATATCATAACCCTACTATATGCCAGATTGTATTTTACCAACAAGGAGTTAGTATATGGCAAAGCAAAGTGAAACTCAACCAAGTCTTTGGCTGTCACTTTCGTTTGTCTTTCCCAAGCATTAGTTTGATTGGTTGCAGGTACTATGTGTTTAAACACGCTGTCTGAAACACATTCGCCTTGAAGTGCATAGGTCGTTTCATGGTGAATAAGAGATAACTCACTTTTGATCTTTTCGAGATCAACTGTATCAATTACTCTATAATAAGGTTGTCGATCCATGCTTGTTCGCTCACTGTAAAATCATTTGGATGGTTAATCGTTATAGCAGTTTGTGTACCTGTAATTCCAGAAACGGAATTTTTAACGTGCGAGTCAATAAGATACCATTCTCCCGATGCGGCTGTAATCGAAGATGTGACATTATCGTCGGCATCGTGAGCGTGTAATACTGTGCCTACAGGATCGATGATATATAGAATTCTCCAACGTGACTCTGTTGTAAAAATCCTATCATTTTTAGTTGCATCAGACTCTTGATAGCGCATGTGTGAATTATCTAAAATCTCTTGTAATACCTGTCCTTCTACTAAAGCAGAGGTTTCACCTGTAAGAGTCCAAGCTGTGTAGTTAATAATTGAACTGTCATATTCAATTTCTAGTGCGTTGTGGACTGGTGAAGGCATTGTCAACTGTGGTAAGTTTAACTTTTTAATCATTTTAGTTCTCCGAATGGAATGTCGTGTATCCCCATATGAAAGACGATACGTTCCTTTATTGGTGATTTTACACCGTGTGGTTTTTTTGTGTTGAGTACAGTCATAGTGTCATATACTATGGAGTCTCGTGTGTTCCCATCATCAACATACAATTCACCAGTATTTTCAGTTACAGGTATCAATACTGAGCATTCACTTTTTACATCAACATGAATTGGCAACTCCCCACCTTCTAATACTCTAAAGAAGTTACAGCGAAATTCCTGTGGTCTTATTTCGAATGTGTTCCATATCTTTTTGATCAACCTAAGAAGTGGTCTATCAAAATTGTGTATCTCTTGGACAAAGAACTTATTCATTTCTTTGCCGCCTGTTGCATCGCTAACATATTCTGAATATAATTTATTACTGTCAGTCCATTCACCAGTCATATAATTGTGCCAAAACTCTGGATCAACCTTATAATCAGTTTCTATAAATGAGTCATTTGTCCATGTTTTAATCATGTAAATCTTCCTGGCCATTTACTGATATGATAATATGTGATCGCGTGGTCGTACCTTTGTTCCAAGCAGAATGTCTCATACCTTGATTTAGAAACCAAAGCGACCCTGGTTCCATAGTCTGATTTATTTTGTTCCCATCTTTATCTATACAATAAAACCCACAATCATCGTTTGTCGTGATTGGGATATGAAAACGAATAGAATAGTCTGTATTATAGTCTATATGCTCTGCAACATAAGCACCTGGCTCCATTATGGCAATTCTTGCTCGTGTAACTTCACCCTTAAAAGTTTTAAGTATTTCTTCTAAGTAAGTACCTTTTACCCAATCTTTCATTAAGTTGTAGTGTCTTTCATCAAGCCTACTTTTAGGTATTTTCTTTTCATAGATACGATCTTCTTCATCTGGGTTGTATTTGGTCAAAGCAATCTGCTTATATGGTGAACCATTAACCTCATATTTACCTTTACCATCTTCTACAATGTAGTCTTCAAATGGTTTTACATAATTTCTAAAGTCCCAAGCCATACGCTTGCCACCTAGTCCATTGCGAAACTCTGACTCTTTTACGTCATTGTCCTGTAAGAACTGATAAGCGTCTTCAATTGTATCAAACTTCAAGCCAAAAGCTTTTTGTAGTTTTGCTGTTTTTCCACCAACCAAATCACCGTAGCCATCTTTTTCTTTCAAATCATCGGTTTCACTTGGCATGTTACGCACGACCTCAATGATCTTGCTCACATCAAAATGTGCATCAAGCTTCTGAAATGGTGGTAACTCATATCTAGTTTTCATAATTCCGTGTATCCTTTATATTGTAAACACCCATGACCGTCACAAACTGAAACTCTTTCGTCATGTATATTCCATATTGTATCTGTAGCTATTGCTACTTTATTTATAAACTCTCGCAACATTCTTGGATTTTTCTCTCTGCTTATAAATGCTGATGTATAACCAAGTTCTTTTGCAAACCTTAATTGATCTTTAACAATAGAAATGATGTGGCTTCTTGCCAATTCCCTACCGATACGACGTAGTTCGTTGTTTTCCCAATAGCGATTTAATATTCTAACTTCACCTTTTTTATAATACTCTGGTCTGTGCCATACAGAACTAAACCCTACTATATCATCTCCATTTTGTAATATAGAAACGCAATCGAATTCAAACCAATCTAAATTGTCGTAGTTAACGTGGTTGTAAGTTGTCTCCGATAACTTCTTTATAATGTCTGGTCTATCTTCTGGAAAAAAGCTAGTAACGCTACAATCTGAGTTCAGCAATGTCATCCCAAAACTCTTTCTTTTTCTTTCCATGAATTAATAAATGCAGTCTATCTTCTTTAGATTCGTTCTTAACCATATGTGGGTAATGTATATTAAGAACAAAAGAAGCCCCTGAGTGGTATGGTATGTCTTCACCATCCATAACAAACTTACTTCCCTTTGGGTATGTAATCGATATGTTAAGAGGGTCTAGCCAATTATGCTCTGGAACGTCTACATGTTCAGCGATGTAACCACCCGATTTAATTACCAAGTATCTCACATCATCTATTCTAGCGTATGGTAACGAGTTAACAAACTCCATTGTTTTAGGGCATTGCTTTCCCACATCAGTTATATCTTTTTTAGCTTTACGTCCATATTCCCAATGGCTGTTTGTACTATTTGCTCCTACTCCATAAAGAGTCATAGCAAACCAATCTTTATGACCATCTTCGGGTCTATGAACAACCAAAGAATTGCGTACTGCTTTGTATTCCTTTTCTATATCAGAACAAGGAACCTTAAAGTTCATTTTAACCCAATGTGTATCACTATTTCTTTGCATGATGTTCTGTATGATTACCTTCGAAAGGGGCGAATAAATTTATCCACCATTTGTTTGTAGCGCCATTTTCATCATGACCTACTAAATTTAATAAGCCATAGAATATGAATGATGTTGGCAACAATAATACTAGATACATAAGAAAGATTGGATTTACATAAAAAGCTATAGCATAAGTTATTATGAAAACATGTATTTTATATCTATGGAAAAACATAACTCTTGGATTATCGTATAAGTCCTTCACAAACTTTCTTGGTATATGATTTACTTTATAAGATGAGAATAGTATCTCGTACCATTTTTTGTATTTAGGGCTGTGGGGGTCTTTTTCTGTATCAGCATATGCGTGATGCATACGATGAACACCTGCCCAACTTAACGGTGAACACGCACTAGCTATAGTACCTAAGTAGATTGTTATTGTTTCTAATATTGGATGCAAAGATATATCTTTATGTGATATGCATCTGTGATACCCTATTGTGAGTCCAATAGCGGCTACTATCCAATAAAATATATAAAAGTGGATTAAAAACATAACTACCCTCAAAAGTCTCCATAAAGATATTTATAAAGAATCATTATTATTATCATAAGCGATAACGCTATTATACACGAGTTAGGATTGTTGTCAAG